GAGATGTAATACCATTTGAAACAGCCATGCCAACTTTGCCAAGACCTTCGTTGTTTTTATTTATCTTTTTTTGAAGTGCTTCCCATTGCTCTTTATTATCATCAAGAAAAATAGCAAACCCTTTAACCATTTCTTGTTTTTCTTCTTGTGGCAATGCATTGTATGCTGCTTCTTTTTCTTTTCTTACATCTCTTAATAGTTTATCTTCCATGGGTCGCAAAAAGGAACCCGCAGATCCATCACCAAAACCGCCTGCACTATAAAAGCCAAAAGGTTTTTTTGGTTCTATTGCTCCAGTCTCTACCAGAAACGCTTCCGTAGTTCTTCTTCTGTCATTTCCAAGTGAACTTTGTTGCCAACTAGGAATTATGTTTCTAATCCCAGCAGCAACAGGACCTTTGAATGTTCTTGCAAACTCATCCTTTACAGGCATCATAGTTATTGGAAGACTAGCTTCTATGCCAATACCAACAAGATCTGCTAAGAAGTCACGCTCTGTATCTAGGTTTAGTGCTTGTTGTGCTAACTTTTCTTTTTCTTCTTCTGGTAAAAGAGAAAACGGATCATCAGCCAAGTCTTGATTGATAAAGCTTTTGTAATCCATAAGATTACCTCAGCAATGGATTTCTAGTTAGTAATTCTAAAATAGCATCATCTGATAATGGTCCTGCATCTGGGTATCGATCTGCATAAAGTTTTCTTACTTGTGCAACATACCCATCTACATCAACTGTAGGATAAGCTTCTTTGATTTTTGGCAAGGCGTTAGATAAAGTATCTCCTCTTGCTATCGGATCACTTAACTTACTGAATATAAAACCAGTTGATAATGTTGGTGCTGTTGGAGCTATGTCTTCAAAAGATGTTCCTCGTTTTAGCCCTGTGACAATTTCGTCAAATGACATTATGTTTTGATCAATTGCTGATCGCAGGGGTGATTTAACTAAAGATCCATCTTCGTTTCTTTTATATCTATAAAAAGGTCCTTCTGGATTTTTGGTTATATCTATACCAGCCTCTACAGCTTCCTCTGCATTTAAAACATCAACATCTGCCGTAAAATTAAATTGGGTTGTAAGAGTTCTAATTGCATCTGACTCCCTTGTAGGATCTCCTCTATCAATATTTCTTGCAATATTCTGTGCGTTTGATGTCACCCAAATCTCACGGAAGCCGTCAGTTTGTCTATCAAGTTCTTTTGTAGCTTCTACATTGATTTTGACTAAGGTACTAACATCTCCTCTTTCTATCATTTCTTTATTTCTTGTTGCTATCTCTCCCATAAGCTGAAAAACTGATGAATTGTTTGGGTTTTCCAAAGCTGTACCCAATATAGAATCTATACTTGCTGTAATATCAATCATGTCTGTCAAAGAAACAGAAACTGCATCAGTTGATTTATTAGATGCTGTAATAGTTGCAGCAGCAGAATCTGGCATATATGAAGATACTATTGTTCCATCTTCAAGCTCAAAATTACCTTTTAACAAGATAGCATTTCCATTTCCTGTTGCCTCTATAGAGTCGAAATCAATTTCTACATTTTTAACTTTAGAAGTTGTGCCGTCAGCTTTCTTAAAATTTTTCCCAATGTATTGACCCTTTTTAACATCAAAAAAAGTATTGAGTTCTGTGTTGTAATCTCCAAAATTAACTTCACCAATCGCTTCTGGATTTTCACTACGAAATGCTTGAATAATTGGTTGTATTGTAGCTCTTGCCTGAACCATTTCAGGAGCAAATATTTTTGCAATATCTGTTCTTCCTCCTTCGGAAGCTCTGCCATATATATCTGCAAGATTACTAATAGCCAAATCATAAGAAGGAGTTCCTCTAGTAGCCATAAACTCTGGATCGTTTACAAGAACAAACAAAGAGTTCGCAAGGTTTTCAGTTAATATTGCATCTTCATATTCAACAGAATTATTATATTGTTTTTGTAAGGCAATATTGTCTAGTTCTGACTTTTCATTCCTTAACTCTCTTTCAGCAATAATTAAGTCTGATTCTATGTCTCTTCTTTTAATTCTTTCAGGATCTAATTCTATGTTAATAAGATCTGTTTGACTTTTTGTATAATCTGTTCTTGCTATTGTTGCATCTATGTCAGCACTTGTTTTCTTAATATTTAAAATATCTTGTGCTTCGCCAAAAGTTGTATCACCTGACATATTTAAATCTGTCGCAACAGCTGGAGCCACTTCTGATATGGGCTGATCTTGTCTGTCTAAGTTTTTTCTTCTTAATTCAAGCTCGTCTTCATAAAGACCAAGCCTTTTTGCACTAAACATTAAGTTTAGTCCACTATTAAATCCATCTGTAAATCCTGCCATAATATTTTCCTAAAATAGTTTAGAAGCTAAAAATCCTATAGCCGCACCAATTAATGCCCCCATTGGTCCACCAGCTGCACCTGCTGCCGCACCTGCTTTTGCACCAGCTGCACCAGCTGCTGCTGAGGTGCCAACTGTAATACCAGAACCTATTAAACCACCACCAAGAGCGGCACCGATTGCTGTTAAACTTCCAGTAGTTTGTGCTTCAGCCATTCTTCTCTGTTGTTTTAATTGTTCGTTAAGAGTATCTGCTCTAGCCTCAAGACCAGCAGATTCTATTAAGCCACTCAAAGCTTGTTTCTTTTGTACTCTTCCTACTCCTAATAATCCTCTAGCCATTTATGTATCTCCTAATGTTCTGCCCTGAAGACCGCTACCAAGACCTCCAGATAATATTTGTGATCTTCTGTCTTCAGATCTCATTCTTGCAAAATTTCTTGCAGCTACTAAAGCAGAAGTCTGTGTTCTTTGAAAATCCATTTCGTTCTGAGGTCTTCTTGTAATACCAAATCCTTGCTGTCTTCTCATTTCTTGACCTCTTGTATTTGCAAACTGTCTTGCTACAGCAACCTGGGCTCTGCCTATTTCTTCTTGTTGTAATTCTTCAAAACCCGTTGTCATTTGTCTTATGAGATCTTGTTCAACAGGATAAAATCTATTTAAATAATCTTGAAACTCTGCTTCATATAAATCAGCTAAAGTATCTTGAGCTGACCTATCTCCTTGTCTAAATGGGTTTACATATAAGCTACCGCTGCCTTGTCCAGGAGGTGCTGGGTTAAAACCAAGATCTGATATTTGAAACGGATTATTCCCTAAAAATTCATCTCCGTAATTTATTAAACCAAACATAAGTTATGAGCTCCCATCACCAGATCCACCGCCAGATCCACCAAATGCCGTGTATAGACCTAAGCCAGTACCTATTGCCGATCCAATTATTTGTTGATTCGCAAGACTTCGTGCTTGAGATGTTCTTGCCTGGGCACCAGCTACTTGTTGAGCTTGTCTTGCTATGTCTCCAAGACCTGCCATTGCTTCTCCTGCCTGACCTTGTCCCATTTGTACAATGTTACTCATTCCCTGATAATATCTATCAACCTGTCCAGAAAGACCCTGGGCAACTCCTTGTCCCATTCCTGCTGCCTGGTTTTGTGCCATTTGTGCCGCTCTCGCCTGATATTGTCCACTAGTAGGATCCATGCCCTGGGCAAAAGCTTGATCTTGTAAATTTTTTCTTGCCGATTGAAATTGTGGTTGTTGAACTGCATTAACTAAACCTGCAACATTGTTAAATGCTTGAGGATCCATCATTGCATAAACATCTGTAATGAACTGATTTTCTAATGGAACAAAAGTTTTTTGATATAGATTAAATCTTCTGGCTGCTATTGATGCCAAAGCCTTTTGTGCCGCTGTATCTTTTATTTCTGCTTTACCGCCACCGCTCATATTATTTCCTTCTCAGTTATGTAATTAGTTATCTTGTATCCTTTCATTGTAAGCGATTCAGCCAAAGACAGCCAGGGAGTCCAAAACTCTATCTTGTTGCAACCTTTTTCTCTAGCCATTTGTTCTATGTAATCCATGTACTGATCTGCTGCATTGCCTCTCTTATCATATGCAACCCATATTAATAATGATTTACAGGGCTGAAATGCATTTGGTCTTTCTTGCATTATTATAAAACTTTCGCAAGGAGACTGTTCAATGTCTACATAAAGCTCTGCTATGCCATTTAATAAAGCTGAATATATGTCTTCTGGTCTCCACTCTGGCTTTGCTTGTTTTCTTATTTCCCGCAAACCAGGCTCTATGGAATCCCAATAAACTCTAACATCAACTTGAGTCAACATTTTTCTTGTAAGATATCACTTTTTATTATATGTATCAAAGGTCTAATCCCCTGGTTTTGCTGGAAAAGTCCAGTCCATTATAGACCCATTATAGGGATGACTTTCTTCATCGCTTACATAATTTGGATGGTTTCTTAAATTATTTGGTATGTCTCTTAGTACTTGCCTATAAGATGCCCATTCTGCTTTTTTTTCAGCAGTCAGGGGGCTGTCTGGCATTTGTGTCCAATCACAATCCCTAAGCTTTGCATTTCTTTTTTCAACAATGTCATTCCAAAATTCTTGCATATTATTTATTCAACCCTAATACATTTATAAATCCTGATTTATATCCACTAATACCATCATCACCAATAGCAAAAACCCAAATATAATATTCTGTATTTCCAGAAAGACTTACTTTGTCATTTAGAATATGAACCCCTAAAGCAGATCTACCAAGAGAGGTAATTTTAGAAGTAAAAACATAATGACTTTGTGTCGTAGATCTAAAGTCTGTAGAAGATGTTGTAGCTTTCATAGCAACAGCTAGAACGCTTTCGGTACCTGATGAATCAGATGCAGAACCAAGAAAATCAACTCCAGTCATAACTAAAAAATCTCTAGTTCCTGAAAAGTTTGCAGTTGTAAAATTAAAACTAAAAACTGGAACTGCCGATCCCTGGTCTCCCACTACATCTCCTTGTGATATTGATGGATTTGCAGCCGTAGATGATTCTCCTGCTATATGATCAGGGAAGCTATTAGCACCATATGATGTTCTTTGTATTTCTGTAAAAGAAATAGTTTGACTGTTAGAAGAAGAACTTTGTCCAGATGTTCCTCCTATAAAACCAACTGAACCAGTATTAACATGATCAAACGCATCAAAAGCTCCAATAATTAAATTTCCTTGACCATCGGTGTCGATAGTAACATTGTCTATTTTCAAACGATCAGTATTTATTTGACCAGCATTAATTTTATCTGCACTTAGATTTAAGATTTTGGCATTGTCTATAGCTGCATCTGCTATTTTTGCATTGTCTATTGCACCTGCCTGAATGTACGCATTTGTTATGTATGTACCAGCTGGAACTGTTTCTCCGTTTTGAGTAAAAGCATTTGTTACAACAGTAAACGGTGTAGTTACATTTGTTCCCGATTGTCCAACCACTCTAAATCTATCAGCTTGAAATATAACATCGCTAGTAGTTTGACCAGAAGCTGATGCTGAAGTCTGTACAACAAAACCAGCTATATGTCCGTTTGAATTTACTTGTAACACATACGAAGCACCAGATCTTCCATCGGCAGCACTTTGGGCATTAGATATAGTTGTAATGCTTGATGTATTATTTCCAACTGTAGCGGTCAGATTTGTAATGCTTGTAGCGTTAGCCGAATCTCCATTTGCTCTGGCTGTCTGCTCTGCTGTTATGGCAGCTGCATTGTCATCTACCTCTGCTGTCAAATTTGTTATAGATGTTGAAAGGGCTGTATCTGCTGTAGCTCTTGTTGTAGCCTCACTTGTAATGGCAGAATGAGCAGCAGCTAAACCCGTTGTACTATCATTTATTGTTGACTGCAAGCTTGTTATTTCACTTGCTCTTGATGCATTGGCTGTTGTAAGCGTAACAATATCACTATTAGCACTAGCTATATTCGTAGTGTTTGTACTCACGGTAGTATTAATACTGTTTACCAAAGTAACCAGGGTTCCATCTCTTGCTTCTTCCCAACCATTGTTTGAAGCGTTTCTTATATATAGTTGATTGTTGTCATCTGTATCAACCCAAATGTCGTTTGCCTGCAAAGCAGAACCATCGGAACGAGTTGTCGGTGCTGAAGTTGATCTAATAACTGTAGCAGCAGTACCAGCTGAATTGTTTATCAATGTATTTAAAGCTGCAAACCCTGGCAAATCTTGGAGCTGCTCATTAAGTAATGTCATCATTGCACCAATATCAGTAGCGGTTGTTGCGTTTAAACCAGTTGTTGACTGCGTTGGTCCTACCTCATCATTACGATTGACATGGCGTATCCAATAATATTTATTTGCACCGTTTCCAACCTGGTGGGAAAAAACCGAAGCTGTCGTTTGACCTAAAAATTTAGGAGAGAGCCTGCCTTTATCAATCTCTACTTCTGCAAAATTGTCTGCACTATGCACATAAATTTCTGTATGAGAATGTCCAGCGTAACTTGGGTAGTCCCAGGATATAAGTATGTTTTGAAAAGCACCGCTGGCAGATGCACCAGTTGGAGTTGTTGGTGTTTCTACACCTTCTTCATCTCCTTTTCCAATAGTAACATTTGATCCACCACCAGTAAGAATAAATTGTTTTTTAGCAATACCTGCATTTATAAGATCGTTAAAGGTAACCGCTCTATCTAAATCATCACCTTTTTCTCCAGTAAGCTGTTGTAAATTATCAACAACCGACTGAGCAAATCTTTTACCTTCAGGGCTAAAATCTCTTGGCACATTAAAAGATCCTCTTGTACCTTTTCTAATTATTTTTTTTTGCAGAAGATTATTAGCCACTATGTAATCTCCTGTGGACTTTCATAAACACAAACTTCATTGATAGTGTCAGTACCCTCAAGTTGTATTTCAAAAGATTTAGCTTGATATCCTCCAGGTAATCTAAATATATTTGCATTTGTTACTGTCTGTGTGTGTTTAAGAGAACCATCTGCAAACAATTTGAATGTCAATGAGCTATAAGAGTCTGCACTCACTTTTGCAACTCCAGGGCAAATTGGTCTATTTGTATAAAAAGCTTTTGACTTCCAGGAGTAAGATCTTCTTGTTGAATTTGTTGCAAAATCTTTAAGAACACCATCTATAACCAAATATAATCTATCCTCTTCTCTGTCATTAAAACCAGCAGTTGCATAAAAGTCTAAGTTTACAAAAGCATTTTTACCACCTCTTGGATCAAACAAGAATCCTTTCTTGGTTGAGTTATCAGACCCATCAAAAGTAAATCCAATATACTTTCCTTCATATTCATATGCCTCGACATTCGCAGGATAATATTCTGACTGCCATTGATCTCTTGTTAATATTTGCTGTGTTATTAGCTGTATTCCAGAATTAGAAGCTAATACTAAGCCGTCTGGAGATGCATAGATAGCATATTCACCCATATCTACTAGCGATCTTTTATTTGTACACGGCAAGTTTGCATCTATCTCAACCATAGCCATAGCTGATGGATCTGTGCCCGATGCCATTAGTGGCTTACCTTTTGTTGTCACCAATAAACCTGATGCTATAGATGCTATTGCAACTATGTCATCTTTCGTTGTGAGTTGATTAGCAAGCGGATATGAGTGAGGTAAAAAAGCTTCACTAAACAACAAAGTATTACCCGCAAAACCAGCAGTAATTCCATTAGGCATAGCTGTTATGCCAAGCATTGGACCATCTGGGTGATCACTAGAAACATCATCTGGTGGTGCTAAATTATCTACTGATTCAATTTCTTCACCCAAAAGATCATCCAATATTGCTTCTGTTGTGTTTCCAGCGGATGTACCGCTCACATCTTTGACGAATCTAAAAACACCATTTACATCTGTTCTATAAATTCTTCTTTTTGAAATAGATAAATTTCCGCTAGATGCTGCTGGCAGAGCCAGGGTGACAGTAGCTCCGTTTGCCACATCAACGATTTGATTTGAATTTACAGCAGAAGGAGGACCTTCTTCACCAAAAGTTGTTATTTCTGTATATATGTAAGCTCTTGAATTGGTTGCAGCTCCTGAATCCGCTGTTGAATTATCAACCGATATAGATGTGATTGCACCTGGAGTCGGTAATCCTAATCTAAACGAAGCAGCTGGATAAGGTCCTGATCCAGATATAATATTGCTTTGTCCTCCATACTTGGGAAAGTCACCTGAACCCGTAAAATAAAGTCTTGCAAAAGAGTCTTCTTTTATTGGACTTCTAATAATATCTACATCGTCTGTAAAAGTAAGCCAATTGGAACTTGTAGCTCTGAATATTGTTCTTGTAGTTGATCCTATATGAGATGCTGGGTGAGAGCTTGGCTCTGAGCTATGATTATTATCTGTTTTTAATCCTTCAATACGCCCAGAGTCTAAGAAGACATTCTGTGCATCTTGAGCCACATCCTCTGGTAAAAGTCTTGGTGATACTTTTTTATTAAGTCCTGAAAAAGTTGTAAGTTTAAATCCTGCCACATTAATTATCCCTGCTGACACCTTTTATTTTTTCGTATGATCTTAAGCCCGACATTCCAAGCATAGCCATAAGAATTGTAGATAATTGAGTAAAATCAAACTCAGGAAGATCTACATCAACACCAGCTATATTTACACCAAATTGTATCATAGGTGCGAGCAAGAAGTGATATAGCATAGATATTGAACAAGTCCATCCAACACTCGGTCTCCAGCCGCTAACAAAAATAGATTTATGTTGTGCTTCTGTTTTGTTTACATCAATTTGAGCCAGGTTTGCTCTATGTAGTTCAGTCTTAAGCTCATGCTCAAGTTTCATTTTAAGATCTTTGTCAGCTACAAATTTACCAAGAACTTTGTCTGCAACACCTATAACTGATTCGGTTATTGTATTACTCATGTTTTGTTATTTTCAGGTTTTGGATATTTTTCTTTTATAGCTATGATTGCATCTTTATAAGTTGTTGTTCCGTTAATTGCATCATTTGAAATTAATTCAAATTGATTTAATTGATTGTACTCAGCTTTTCTTTTTCTTGCATAATCTTGTGAATCATATTCAGCTTTTAGTCTTTTGATTTCTGCTTCTAATTCTTTTTCTGTTGGTTGCTTTTGTTTTTTGTCTTCCCAAATAATAACGCCTTCTTTTATATGCCATCTAGCACCAGGTCTTAGAGAAATTATTGCACTTTCTATATCCATACTATCTCCTAATTTGGTATTATTTCTTGCACCATAAATACAATTTTACTTCTATTTGCTTCAGCAGAAGCACCTGTCCAACCATCTACTCCAAATCTTACTGATTTAGTTGATGTGCCTGCGGGTACAACTTTTCTTATCTTGTATGTAATTGTAGATGTTCCGCTACTTCTATCTTGATCAATATCAGTTTTTGAAGCAAATCTAACATAATAGTTGGGTTGACCATAACTTGTTTGAGCTAAAGGGTTATCAGATGCATCGACACCACCACCCGATATGAAAAAACCATTTACAGTATCACCATTAATAACTGTACTATCTCTCATTAATTTCATCCCCCAGTCTTCTCCATCATTTGTAGTTACTGACCATTGAGTATAAAAATGAATTAACATATCTGAATCACTAAACTTGGGTGTTATAGTGAGCGAGATAATATCAAAATCTCCTGTGCCCACTACATTATCTACTCTAGCAATTTGTGTTTGTACAATTACTCCAGGGGCTTTAAAATCGGCTGATACAATTTGTACAGATTTGTTTGCTTGATCTGCACCAATAACAAAGTCAGATGTGTTGTTCATCCCCGCATACCAATTTCTTGTACCCGAAGTTTCAAATCCAATATAGTTCCAACCGCCTGCATCTGTTGAATTTAAACTTAATAGCTGATCGCTAACATCTGATTTAATAATAGTAGGAAGTAAATTTTCGACATTATTAGAATCAATTATTATTCTGCTGTTTGTAACAGAGTAGCCTACTGTTTCTGCTGATCTGTTTGTAGCAAGAACTAATCGTCCTGTACAACCAATAATTGCACTATTACTGTTTTCATTTCCAACTGATAAAGTTAATTCTTGACCAGTTTGAGTTTCATCTAATCTAATCGTGGGTACATCATCTTGAGCAATAATAAGTGAATCGTAACTTGCTCCAATTGAATTTGTTCCATTACGAATTATAAGAGGTTTATTGCCTAGTGCATAAGAAGAAGATCCTATTGTTGTTGTTGTTGATGTTGCTCTTAAAACCTCTGTTCCGCCTGCAACTATTCTTACATTGTCATCCGCAGGAAAACCAATATATGTATTTAAATCTCCTGTATGCATAAGATTGTCAGGAATAACTATTGAGCTGTTGAAATAAGCCGTGCCTAAATCTGACATATCAAAGGTAAGGGCACTAACTTCGCTGCCACCATCAACACCCATAAGAACTAAATCTCCATCACTCACTTGAGATTTAACAATAAAGTTATTGCTAGATTCTATAAACGACCCAAATTGAGTGCCTCCGTCTTTTAATCTTATGACACCACTAGCACTATCAATGCTAATTTCTCCCCCTACATCTAGGGTGAAATCACCAGCATCACTTATAGTAGATCCATCAATATTAATATCATCAACCGTTAAGGTTGTTAGAGTATCTAGGTTATCTGATGTGATTTTTGTGTTTGCCATATTACTTTACCATTTCTCTTATTTCATCTTCTTCCTGCTTGCAGTTTGCTT